CTTTAGTTGAATAAGCTAAACGATCGTCTATAATAGCGAAGTCTTTATCTACTACTTGACTTTTTAAGCTTAAATCTCTTTTAACGCCCGTTTCTTCCTCTCTAGCTTCGTCGGTAACTAAGTTGTCCGATTCAATAAAAGAAAGCGGTTGTAACGTCTTAAAATAGAGTTTAAGGCTTATATCGTTAACGGCTAGTATATCGTCTATACAATCGACTAAAAGATCTTGGTAAGGCTTTATAGTTATATTGTCAAAAAGTAAAGCGGCGGTTTTTATTTCGTCCGCGTTTGATCCTAGTCCGTTACTATCGTTTCTTATTCCTAAAAGCAAAGGACTTGTAACTCTATGCGCTACAATTAACTTATTACTACATTCGTTAGATAAGTATTCGTAATGAGCCGGAGCGTCGTTTAAGGGTATATCGTCTACCGTTGTTTTGCTTTCGGCGTTATTATTAAAGGCTATTATTACTTTCTCTCCTCTTGCGCCGGTAAGCTTTCGCATTACGTCGTTTTTAATTTGGAGTTGTTGATTAACGTCCGGTGAACCGTTATTAAAATTTACGATTTTGGTGCCCGAAAAATTATTTTGAACGTCGTTAATAAGGTAATCCGATATCTCGCTTTCTAGTTCCGCGTAAGCTAGTCCGCCTTGGTAATCGACGGGACATATATAATCGTAGCCGGAAACGTATCTTTTACATATTTTAATTTCCGGTTCTTTACCGTTACCAAATCCAAAAGAAGCGATTCGTTGAGGTTTATCGTTTGGCTTTACTTTAGTCCAATCGGCAGCGTAATAATAAGCTTCTATCTTTCCGTCTTCGTTACATTTTTCCGGTCTTAAGGTTTGTCTAGGAAAATGCTCCGCCTTTATTACTTTAGTATCTTGATAAAGAACTTGAAAAGATCCCTCTCCTAGTAATTTAAGATCTAAGCAAACTTTTCTTAAACAATGATCCGATACTATAGATCGCATAGCGGCGTATTCGTTAGGCTTTTGACTATTATTAAGAGCGTCAATTCCTTTGCCATATATCATATTTGCTATACCGTTAATAATTGCGTTATTAGTTGTAGAATTGGTATATAAATCTATAAGATATTGGTAGTAATTATTATCGTCTCCGTAATTTACCCATTCTCTTTGCTTGTCTTCGGATATTTGAGGTCTATTATAAGAGGCTAAATTAACTATATGTAGGTTCTCCATTATATTGTAATAAATTCGTTTGTAGTATCGTTAGAAGTATACTCTCCGCTATTGATTGTATATTGAGGTAAATCGGTTTGATTAGTACAGTATATTTTGTCCTTAAAGATAACGTTTGTACCGGATAAAACGGTAAGCATATAATAAATACCTTGTTTTAAGGTTGTAAAAGAAGCGCTATATCTATTATAGTATAGGTTTTGAGTTACTCCGGTTGTCGCTTGACTATATACGCTTTTATTTTGAGTTTCGTCTACTATATTAAAAGTATAAGAAGCTCCGGCGGTATATTCTCTAGGTATAAAGTTTATATTTTGAGCGTTGTTAGTTTCTTGCAATACTATCATATATATATAATAAAAAAACTTGTTTTTTGTTAAATTAAATATTAAAATAAATTGTTTATTATTTGTTTATATCTAAAAAGGTTGTATATTTACAAAGTAAAAAAATAACAAAAACAAATAAAATGGAAAATTCAAAACAACAATTAATAGAAAGGTTACAAAAAGAACAAAACGAAAAGGCTTTAAAAATTGCTAATCGTAAATATATAGGCGAAGACAATAAAGGACGTAAAGTTTTTTTAGAAAGAAGCGAATACAACTTAGAAAAATTAGTATTAAAAGTTGAAAACGCTCCTAGCGGTTGGTATATTGATGATTTAGAAGGTACGGAATACGGAGACTCTAAAATAATAGCTCCAAATAATACTATTACCGTTTGTTACGACGGAGGTCAAAAATGGTATGGTACTATAAAGTTCTACGATCCAAATAGATTTTACGCCGCTTTAGTAGTATAAAAAAAAGGGGGCTAAAAACCCCCTAATTTTACCAAATAAAAACCCTATTAAGAATTTGTTCCTAAAGTAATAGTTACTGTACCATCTAAACCAGCGTAATCTACTACACTAAATGGGAAGTCAACATCTTTTGTATCCGAATCCATAAAGTTAGCAGGTGCAAGCTCAGATGCCGCCATCGTTAAAGTATATCCCGAGAGGTCTGCCATAGCTGCCCCAGTCGAAACAGTACCCCCGGTCACTTCCGCACCGTGCTCTAATCCCATCATAAAGACATTACCGTTATAGTCTTCCACCGCTACGTGAGGTCTACCATAAGCCAGTAATTTCAGCTCTTTATTATCTTCCTTCGTTAATTTTTTTAAAGTTAAAGTTAAGGTTTGTTCAACGAAAGTCGTTCCGTTTTCACGAGAAGAGGTAATAGCTTGTTCAAAGCTGCTATTTCCTTTTAATTCGTACTTAAACGCAGTTAAACTTCCAGAACTACCAGTCATATTTGTAATTTCATCATTGGCTAAGGTTACCGTACCCAAATCACCAAAATCAACAAAATAAACATTTTTTAATCCCCCTACAACATCTTTGCAAGGTTCTTTTCTACCAAGTGTTAAATCACACGCCATCTGTATATTTTTTTATAAAAAAAAAGGTGAGTAGGCACTTATTGGCTTACCCACCCTTTTAATTGATTAATTATCTATTACGAATATAGTACGATGTCGCTTCCAATCCCGTACTGAACTCCAGCCGTAAATCTCATTACGATTCTTACATTCTGGCTTCCATCAATATCCGCCATATCGATCACTTTTACTTCGTTATGATCCGATAGTAAACCGGTACCAAAGTAAAGGTTAGTTTTCTCTGCGGCAACCATCGTGTTATCCGCTAATCCGTTAGCTACTGCGAGTTTTACGCCATCAAACGAAAGTGTCCCTCCGGTATACCATTGAGTACCGTCCGAGTTAATACCCGCTGCTCCAACGTTAGTGGCAAAACCACCAAGCGCTCTTACATATGCTCTTGCTACGTTCTGCGATACATATATAAATAGGTCATCGCTTGTATAGAGTGAGCTACCAATCGCATCTACTACGAGTCCTAATTTTGCTATTACATTTGAAGAATCTACCGCAGCTCCTCCGCCTACGTCCGTAACGTCCGCGTCTGCTAATAAAAGCTCTTTAAAACCTCCGAACTGTCCAGCCGTTGCAGCTGCTCCGTTCCAAATTGATTGCTCCGTTCTTTGAGCTACTTTTTCCGATACGTGACCGATCAAGAAATCAGCAAAAGAAGTTGGTAAAGAGTCGAATGCGCTGAATCCCATAGAGATAGCATCCCAATCGTTTTGAAAATCTTTTTTACAAAGTTGTAAATTGACTTGTTGATTTGACGGTGTAATTATACGCTCAGTTAATGTCAACGTCGATGTTGGATCGAAGTCACACGTTGCATCTTTTACGATATCGTCAGAAGCTACTTTTTTAATAACTTCTTGAAATTTAATATTTGGTTTAACGGTAATTAATCCGTTATCCAAAGTTGAACCACTTAGAAGTGCTGCCGAGATGTATTGACCTGCGAACTCACCGCTGTATGTAGTTGTTAATGAATTTGTCGTTCCCATTGTATATTTTTTATTTATTAATTATTATGATTCACTTGCCCAAACGCCGTCTCCTCCTGTTAAATACCAGTCGGTTAACGCTACGGCTTTGATCGAACACCAATCGCCTTTATTAGCAGTTGCTTTTGTATTGATCCAATCTTTATTATCTACACCGCCCGATTGTACAGCCGCTACAGTTCCGTGAATCGCATCCGTTGCCGCCGGACTAAGCGTAATAATGTTATTACCGTCCGCTCCCGTATTACGGAAAGTAAATTCCATTCCTATATTTTCTGAAGAAATAGCTGGAAGCGTCATAACTTTCGCATCCGTTGCTATATTAAATTCAGTACCTGCTTTGTTTACAGGGATATCTTGAGTAGTAGTAAGAGTTTCTTGCTCCGTTCTAGCTCTTAATACGTCGTTACTTGTTGTTATTTTTGTTGACATTTAATTTAATTTTTAAAGTTTGATATTTTTTGCATTACTCTATCTAAAGTAGTATTGCCTCTTTTTTGAGAATAAAGATTCATCTTCTTTTCTGTTTCGTTCTCCGGGTTATGGTTAACCTTTTCTACTTCGGATAAATCTTCTTTTTGAGCGTATACGGTTTTTGTTGTAGTCTCTTCGGACTTAACACTTGTTTCTACGTCCTCGCTCATTTCTTCCTCTTTAGGAATAAGAATAGCTTTAATTTCTTCAACTACCTTTTTAACTTCTTCAAGTTCTTCCTTAGTAGCGTAACCCATTTCTTCTTTTTCGTCTTCCGCTTTTACTTCTTCCGCGTCTACTTCTTCGGTTGGCTCTTCTTCTTCAACGGCTCCAATAGAAGATATTATACCTTCTTCCTTAATAATTAAGGTCTCTCCGTCAATTAATTTATAATCTCCGATAGGTAATGGAACGCGCTCGTCTTCCGTTACTATAAAGATCTCGTTC